CCACGTTCGACGACGTGGCAGCGGGCGCCCTTAATACGTTCAAAACGGCGGCCGGGTCGGCGTTCGAAAGTATTATTTTCGACAGCGAAAGCGCCGAGGACGCGGTTAAAAATTTCGCGGAATCGATGGGCCGTTCGATTATCAATGCCCTGGGCCAAATGGCGGCGGAATGGGCAGCTTATTACCTGGTGCAGTCGCTAATGGGTAAAACCGCCCAAACAGGCGCAGCACTAGCCATGACCGCCAACGCGGCAGCTACGTCGGTACAGGCTGGACTTGCGGCGTTTGCATCGACCGCAGCAATACCGATTGTTGGCCCAGCATTAGCGCCTGGCGCAATGGCGGCAGCGATTGCGGCCACGTCGCCAATGGTTGCGGCTATTTCGGCCCTATCCTCGGCAGCAGTTGCAGGTCGCGCCCTGGGCGGCCAGGTACGCGGCGGCGAGTCGTATATCGTCGGCGAACGCGGCCCCGAATTGCTAACAATGGGCGCCAGCAATGGTCGCATAACACCAAACGAAATGCTGCGCGGCCAGACCAGGTCGAAATCGCCCCAGGCAAACGGTAAAACCGAGCTAAACGTCCAGGTGCAAAATTACGGGTCGTCGGAAATCGAGGTCCAGCGTATCAGCGAAACCGACGTGCGTATTATTGCGCGCGAGGTTGCAGCGCAAACCGTACGCGAGCAGGCGCCGGGCGTCGTCGCGTCCGATATCAATAACCCGAACGGTCGCGTATCGAAATCGCTATCGAATAACGTGATCGCACAGCGGAGGCGCTAACGATGCCGACAAAATTTGTCATACCACCAAACCAAAACAGCTACCGGGTAAAGGACGGCGAAACAACGATCGCCGTTAAACTGGACGGCGGCGCCTCGAGGTACCGTCGCGATATCCTTAACGCGTATTTTATGATCGATTGCGAATGGCGATTAAGCCAGGATGATTACCAATATTTCCGGGCGTTTTACAGCACCGAAACGATAAACGGTTCCCTACCATTCCTTATTGATCTAATTACCGATACAGCAGACCTTGTCGAGCACGAGGCCCAGTTTGTTCCGGATTCGATGCAGCTTTCCGTTTATAACGGTGGATATTTCACGATTCGAGCGCAGCTTGAGGTTAAGCCAGTTGCACGGGATACAACCCTCGACGCCGCCCTGGTAATGCTATTTACTCAATACGGCGGCGATTCTCAAATTATCGGCGCGTTTAATCAGCTTGAGCAGTTGGTTAACGTAGATTTTGCGGGGTCTTTCGCATGAGCGCGTATACTGAATTTTTCCTAAACTCGCCCTCGAGCATTGTACAGCTTGAGCTTTTGATGATATCGCACCCGAGCTTTTCCCAGGATTTCTACCTAGTGCGGAATGCTACAAATGGCGTATCAGTTAGCGGCCTCGGTTTTGACGGTATAAATCTATTCGATCCAAACGATCCAGATTTTTTAACCGATTACTACGTGGCCCAGGATGGAACAACACAATACAATAATTTATGGTCGGCGACCGGATTTATACCACTGGTTCCTGGCGCCACTTATCGCCGATCATCTTGGTCTGTTTTTTATGCCTATTATGACGAAAACAAAAATTTCATTGCAGAGTACGAGGGAACAACCGTAAGCGCCAGCGAGTTTACCGTACCGCCAGGCGTTACTTATGGCCGTTTCAGCATAAGGGACACCGGTTTAAGCGGATTCCGTATTGTAAGAGGAGCAGAGCTATTGCCCTGGCGCGCATTCGGCGAAGCAGATTTTCAGTATTATCCGTTAAAAATTTCCGGTATAGGGACCAGGGAAAACTTGGATTTCGGAATTCGTATCGACTTAGGCGACCTGGGCGAATTATTGCCAGATCAATTAGATAAAATATTTTCCGACGCAACGTTTGATACTTTACCGACTGTAAAATACTGGACATACCGCAGCGACGACCTTACGACGCCGTTATACGGCCCTTTGGTACTCGAGGTTAAGAATGTAAACTTTACGCGCCTGGGCGCCACCCTAGACGCCAAAGCGCCGTCGTTAAACGTTAACCGGACCGGCGAACGATATAAAACGAGCAGGTTTCCAATGCTGCGCGGGTTTTTATGAGTATCGACCAGTTTTTTAACCGCACGTATAATCGAAATACGTATAACTGCGCGCATTTTGTCGTTGAGGTTATCCACAGGCTAAAGGGCGTCGATATCAGCGAAGCAATGCGCGGTTTTTTGATGCCACCAAAGGAAAGGACGGTGCGAGCGTCATTACGCCGATCGTTTGTTAAGTTGGAAAAGCCCGAAAATTATTGCATTGTACTAATGCAACGGGCCAGGACGACGCCGCACGTCGGCGTTTATATTGATGGCAGAGTTTTACAAATTCACGAGCGAGGCGTCGAATACGTCGATATTCAGCTTGCCAGCCGGGGATTTACTAAGGTGGGACTGTATAAATGCTTAAACAAATAATCGTCGCAGAAAACCCGCTCGACCCGGATTCGTGGGAATCGCATTTTTCGGCAGATATTCGCGATTTCCTGGTCGATCGGTACGGCGATAAATTCCCGGATACCGCCAGGATTTACCACGGGCACGTTTCCGTCGATCACGACGTAACACCGAGCGACGAACGCGGTATCGAGCGCCTGGGCGAGTTACAGGGGCCGTTTTACGTCGTGGTATACCCGCACGACCCGATTACAATTATCGTCGCCGTCGTGGCGGTTGCGGCCGTCGCGGTGGCGGTTAGCCTGGCGCTAACGCCCCCGGTTCCGTCGCTACGTAACACGCAAAGCGAGTCGCCAAATAACGAGCTTTCGGCTAGGGAAAACCGGGACAGGGTTGGCGGGCGTATACCGGAAATTTACGGGACCGTTACCTCGACCCCGGACCTTATCGCGGTGCCGTATAAGGAATTTATCGACCACCAGGAAATCGAATACGCGTATATGTGTATCGGCCGAGGTACGTACCAGGTCGACGCCGACAGTATCCGCGACGGCGAAACGATCCTAAGCGAAATCGCCGGGGCGTCCGTATCAGTTTATGGCCCTGGCACGTCGCCAAACAGCGGCACGCCGCAGCTTACCGTCGGTTCGGCGATCAACGAACCTGTTTGGAAGGTCGTTCGATCGAACGCGGTAAACGGCCAGGAATTGCTCGCGCCGGACGCGTCGAATTTTACCGGGTTCTTTAATACGAAATTCGTATCGACGAACCAAATTACGACAACGGCAACGGGTATCGACTTTACCGAGCTATTCACGGCGGGCACCAGCCTGGTAATTACGAACGCGACGTATACCGAAATCGTAACGGCCGGGCAGACGGATACACCGACGGCGAAATTTACCGATTCCGGTACGATCGTTTATTCGAGCGGCAGCCCGTCCTTTTCGGCTGGCGACGTGATTACAATTACCCAGGCAGTATTTTTAACCGAGCTGGATACCGTGCTCGACCTTAACGGCACGTATACGATTTCGTCGGTTACCTCGACCACGATTACCCTATCCAGCCCGGCCAGCGTAAACTCGGATTGGAACGATATTACGGCGGGGTTCGCAGCGGGCGAAACATACGCCAAAGGCGTAACGATCGAAAGCGAGGGCGAAAGCCTTACCGTAAACCTGGCGGGCACGTACACGATTTCGAGCGTAACGGCGTCGAGCATTTATTTATCGTCGCCGTCGTCGGTAAATTCCGACTGGAACGAGCTTACCAATTTCACCAATAACGAAACTGGCTTAACGTCGCCGACCATGTACTCGACCGGTATTGTATGGATCGGACCGTTTACCCTGGACGTCGACGACCTCGAGCAAATTTACGTTAACCTGGTGGCCCTTAACGGCTTGTATAAGGACGACGGCAAACAGCAGTATTCCTTTAATGTGCAAATCGAAATCGAGGCAACACCGGTCGACGCAAACGGGAACCCGACAGGCAGCGCAGAAACGACGACCGGTACGGTAATCGGGTCCTCGAGTTCGCGCGGCACCAGGGCGCTAACGATTAAATTTAACCCGACTTTTACCGGGCGCTGCAAAGTACGCGCGCGTCGTATCACGAATTCGGATACGTCGTTCGAGGGTACCGTCGTCGACGAGGTAAAATGGCGCGACCTTTACGCCATGTCGCCAGTATCGGAAACCGATTTCGGCGACGTTACGACCGTGCATTCGCTTACGTACGCGACCGACGGCGCCTTGGCGCTGAAATCGCGCAAGCTAAATATGGACGTTACCCGGAAGCTACCGGCCAGGGTATCGGGCGATCAGTTTACGACCACCCTTTCGGCGACGAATAGCGCGGCCGATATTATGTCGGCAATCGCCCTGGACCCCAAAATCGGCAATCGTAAAAAGTCGGAAATCGATTTCGACAGCATTTACGACACGGTCGCCGAGGTCGAGGCGTATTTCGGCACCAGCGAGGCGGGCGAGTTTAATTACACGTTCGACAGCGATAACTTTTCATTCGAGGAAACAATGGCCACGATCGCGACGGCCATTTTTTGCACGGCGTACCGTCGCGGGAATGTGCTTAAACTATCGTTCGAGAAAGCGACGCAAAACTCGACCCTGCTATTTAACCACCGAAATAAATTACCCGGCACCGAGGCGCGCACGGTCCAGTTTGGCGGAATGAACGAGCAGGACGGCGTCGAATACGAATACGTCGATTCGACCGACGGGTCGCTGGTTACGCTTACGATCCCGTACGATACGCCACCGGATAACCCGCAAAAGGTCGAATCCGTCGGTATCCGTAATTACTCGCAAGCGTATTTCCAGGCGTGGCGGATATGGAACAAAATTCAATACCAGAACGTCCTTACCGATTTCGACGCGACCCAGGAATCCGATATCCTGGTGCTAAACGAGCGTATCCTGGTCGCGGATAACACCCGGACCGGAACCCAGGACGGCGAGGTATTGGCCCAGGATAACCTTACCCTTACGCTTTCCCAGGATATCGAGTTCGAGGCAGGCGAAACGTACACGATATTTTTACAGCACGTCGACGGCACGATCGAGTCGATCGCGGTTACAGCGGGCAGCGCAGCAAACGAGGTTATCCTGGCGACGGCGCCAAAGGCAGCCCTTTCGCTGGATTCGGCCAATTATGCGCGCGCGACGTTTCAGGTTGTTAAGGACTCGAGCGACCGAGAGCAGGCGTTCCTTGTAACCGAGAAAACGCCCAGGGATAACTTTACTTCTGGCATTACGGCGGTAAATTATTCCGACCTTTATTATGCAAATGACAATATAACCCTTTATTTACCAATGGGTTTAAGCGCATATTCCGACAGGGGGCCTTATACCTGGTCCGTAATTCCAAAAAATGGCGCAGCAATTTACACCGACAGTATTCGCGGACAGGTTCACAGAGGCCAGGCAACGATCGATTATTGCCAGATTGTTGATTTTGTTGCGCCAGCGTCGTACACAAAAGCAGCTTGGATATACAAGGATGACGACCTAACAAACGGTAACGTATTGTCGTCGAGTTCGGGAAATTATGAGGTTATGCAAGTAATGGATGACTCTAGCATACGATCAGGCCATTCCGGATCGTTTAACCAGGTAACGGCGGCGATACCTGGCGCGACGACATGGTTTCATGCTTGCGTTACTTATGACCAGGCCACCACAACGATGCGAATGTATATTAACGGCGCACTTTCCGACGAAAACACCTCGGTAGCACAACGCACACTTGGTGGGCTATCATTAGGGGCGTATGGTACTGGAAACGCAATGGTCGGCAGGCTTGACGATATACGCGTATTGAACCGTGCTATTGATGCGGCCGAAGTAAAGTCGCTATATAACAGCACGAAAGTATAAACGGCACAAATTAACGAGGGGTTAAAGACATGGCTGTAATCACACAACAAGAGCTTGAGGACGCAGCAACGGATGCGAAATCGCTTGAAGATGTCGTTAACGGTTCAGATACTTTCGACGGTACTGGGATCGTTACGACTAGACTAGGACAATCGGTAAAAACATTATCCAAAGTAATTACCGACCTATCAAACGAGGACGTCGGAGCGTCGGCGGCGGCATTGATTAACCAAAAATTTATTGGCCTGGCGTCGCAGATTTTTATTGATGGTCGAGTATATTGGAATCCCTTAACCAGGACGATCAGCTTTCCGACCGTGGTTTCCAGAACGCGCGACGTTGGTACAAATACAATTTACAGCCCAGCGACGACTTTTGATATTCAATTTTCGTCGTCAGGCAATAGCCTATTATATTTCGATATGGCGGTCGCGGCCGGATCAAATAATCCATTCGTGGCTGTAGAAAACACAGCGGTTCCATTGGACGAATATAAAATACCCGTCGCAGTGTATCGCGCGAATCGTATCATTCCGTTTATTGATATGGACCTCCAATTCTCAAACCGTCCAGGGCTTGAGATTCAGCACGTAAGCGCGTCGAAGCCAATTATTTACGTCGATAAAGACCATTACGGCGTAACAGTTGGCACCTGGATGATCCATAACTCATTTCGCTTTAGAAATAATGGGATAAGCACGTCCCTTGCTTTAGGTAATACGCTATCGACCGCAGTTGATCCGACAGGGCGTTTTTATTGGGCGGATTATTACGAGGTGGCCGGAGGTTTTGCATCAGCGAATAGCTTGTATGTTGATATTTCGGACAGCACAGCAAAATGCGTTACGTCGACGACGGCAATTTCTGGCGATGCTGGCGGTTATGTTCCGTTGGCTATGTACAAAGACGGTACAATTTCGTCGTTAAATGGTTGCGAGGTTAAAAAAGTAAGCCAGGAAGTACGCGACGAGCCAGAAATATATTTCGCCGAGAGGACGGTATTAAATCCTCAAACTCATGTTATGAGCTTCAAAAAATCAGCTTGGAAAATACCGTCAAAACTTGGCGATGGCGTAAATATCAATACACCAGCGACAACGTACGATATAACGCTTTCACCATCAGGCGCCCAAGTGATCGTTTACGATACAACGGTCGCGGCGGGTTCAAATCCTTATGTCGTAAGGGATTTCGATACGAAATACGATTATGACGATACGCAAATCGTATTAGGTTATTACTGGCTGAAAACCCTTGTAAATGTAAAGCTGGGGAATGTTCAGCTAACGACAGAAGTCGACAGAAACGTCCAGCATTTAATCAGTAATTACCCGATTATTTTTATCAACGAGGGCGATACCTCGTTCGGAATTACGCCAGGCACAAACGGAACTTGGATGGTTCCGATAAATACGCGATATCGGTTTATTGGCGTCGACCTTATTTCAACAAACGACGGGACGCCGAGCGCGGCCACCGATCCAACAGGAACGTACGACTGGTCGAATTATACTCAAGTTGATGTTGAGCATAACGCCGGTTCTACGCTGTACCTGGACCCTGGTGCAAACCTTGTTTACGAGGCGCCAAATAACGAGACAATTTCCGGCACTGGTTCAGGTTATGTACCAATGGCGACCCGTCACTATAGCAATGGGGAGTTGCAAACCACTTGCGGAATTCGTGCGTTTTATGCAGGACAGGACCCGCTAACCTTGTTTACGCGGGTTTCGCAAAACGAGGCCGATATTGCAGCAAACGCCGAAGCAGTTTCGATTCCTGTATTGTTAAGCAATGGCGAGAAATTGCGAAAGTTTAATAAAAAATTATCAGTAATCAAAAACGGCGGCAGCGAAGTAATAAAAATTGCATCATGTTTTTGCGATAGTTGGTGGGATCGTAATTATTCCGGCGACGAATTATTGTCGAGGTTTAGCGACGATGGAATCGCGATGGGTAGTTCCGGTTATATATCGCTTAATCCACACTGGCCGCAATCAAACGGCGTAACGCTAAAAAATGGCGACGGAACAACCGATCCAGACGGCGGGGCGTATCCCTGGGATGTCGACGACGGTTCAGACGGGGCCAGTTCTCAAGCATTATTGAGCGGTTCAGGAAATGCGTTAAGTACGATCGGAAATGATCAAACTTTGCTTATTTCAAATATTAAAGGTTCGTCGATATATCTTACTTACGAGGACCTAAACGGGATATTCGAGTATCAAATAAACGGCGGTTCCTGGACTACTGTAGTCGGCGGTTCGACAGGTAATGCAATTCGGTTGCAGATAGCTAGCGGCCTTTCCGGTTCGGCTAATACTGTGGGGGTTCGAACTACGTTAAACACCGGAACAGTAAGATTGCTTGATATGTACGCAGACGGGCCAGATACAGGCGTACAATACAGTAAGATGGGCAACGGCAGCACAACGGCGGACGATGCAGTTTTGTGGCTTAATGCGATGAAGCGAGAGCTAACGGCGATGGATATCGACGTCGGGATTTTTGCTTATGGTGTTAACGACCAAAGGCAAGGAAAGGACCCAGCCACGTTTAAAACGTTAATGGAATCTCTTGTCGCTGGATTTTTCCAAGCGTTACCGGATGCGACGCTTTTGCTTGTTTGCCCGCCGCGATGCGTAAATGATGGGGATTCAGGCACTAGCCCGATGCAGGATTTTGGCAGCGCATACCAAAGCGTTTATTATGACAACGACGCAGTGGAAATTGTGCGGCTTGATAAATTATGGGGCGACTATGCGATGGAAAGCGCGGACCCGTCCACGTTCGCCAGCGATGGCGCGCATTTAAATGTCGGAAATGGATATAAACGGTATATCGGTTCGTTTTACGATCACATGATGAAAAGATATGCCTAATATATCGGACCTAATACGGGGCTGGGATTACCAGGCGGATATATACGCCGATAACTGGGAAATCCTGGTCCCGGATGCCGACGGGGCGTACCGGGGCGATTGCGACGATTTCGCCGTAACCGCCCTTTACCTTGTAAGCGGCGAGAGCTTAACGAAATTTTGGCGTGCACTTTTGACCAGGCGCGCTAAAATACATTTCGTACAGGTCGGCGGGGTCGGCCATGCAGTTTTGGAATGCCAGGGGCGTTACATTGATAACATACAAAGGCGGTGGGTAACGCTCGACGAGTTGACGAACAGCGAACCACCATACGATTTTAAGTTCCGGTGCTGGGTACCGTTTATCGCGGTAAAAATGGCCCTGGGAAAACTAAAACGGTGGTACGAATGGATCAAACAATCGTGAATTGGATGTTGGCCGCATTCTCGGGGGTACTCGGGTTCCTTTTGCGGGCAATATGGCAGGCGGTTACGGACCTGCAAAACAGCGATAAAGAAATAACCGAGAAAATTACAGCGATCGAGGTTTTGGTCGCAGGTAATTATATCAAGCGCGACGAGTTCGACCGGGCAATACAACGGATATTCGAAAAACTCGACCATATCGATGCAAAGATCGACGGCAAGCGCGACCGCGATTATACACCCAGGTAAACGAGGTTAACCCATGCCGTACCAATTCGACAAAAACGACACAATCGCCCCGCTAATTGATATCGCACGCGGCCATTATAACGAGTTCCGGCCGGTGCAATTATTCGGGTTTAATCGTTCGGTCGGTACGGATTTTGAAACCATTTATAACAACGGCGGCGGCCTGTACCCGTTCCCGGCAGCAGCGGGCACGATTAGCGCAGTAAGCAGCGCAGCCGATACGATGGGCGTATATATCGAAGGTTTGGACGCCAATTACGCGCCAATAAGCGAAACGATTACCCTTACCGGCACCACCCCGGCCATCGGCAGCAAATCGTTTTTACGCGTTAACAAGGCCAGGATTACCGCGAGCAATAACGCCGGGAATATTACGTTAACGATCGGCAGCGACACGGTGGCGTATATCGAGGCGACGACCGGCACGCACCAGGCGATCGCCTACACCACCCCAGCAGATACGAAACTGTTTATTGCTGGCGTATCGTTCGCCTCGGGCACGGTTAACCCGAACAAGTATTTAACCGGGCGAGCCTGTATCGAAACCCAGGGCGGCCCGGAGTTGCATTTTTGGCAATCGACCTGGTCGCTCGGGTTCCTGCAATTCGACGTTAAAATGCCGTTCGTTATTCCGCCCCGGACCGATTTTTCCCTCGAGGTTAAATCGAGCAGCGGCGAAAACGAAATCGATTGTTTCGTAAACGCATTCCTCGAGGCCGACGGTTGGATCGTCGACGCACTCGCCAGGGAATGGGAATAACAGAAAGGGCGTACCGATGGCCATTGGATTAACAGACCTTATCGCCGGGATATTCAAACCGGCGGCCGATTTAATCGACGACTTGCACACCAGCGAGGAAGAAAAACTCGAGCAAAAACGACTATTGCTCGAGGTCCAGGCGCGGGCAATGGACCGCGTGCACGAATACAATTCGCAGCTACTCGAGGGCCAGGCGAAAATCGTTAACAGCGAGGCGTCGTCCGAACACTGGTTAACGGCAAACTGGCGCCCTCTGGTAATGCTTACCTTTACCGGCCTGGTCGTGGCCCGTTTCCTGGGATTCGAGGCCGAGGGTATGACCGACGCCGAATACGAGTCGCTTTGGAACCTAATTACAATCGGCCTCGGCGGCTACATTGCCGGGCGATCCGCAGAAAAGGCGATCAAAACGTACAAGTCGAGCGAATAGAAAGGCCTTGTATATGAACGGTTTTAAATTCAGCAAGCGATCGCTGGAACGAATGGACGGCGTGCACGACGACCTGGTACGCGTGGCGCATTACGCCCTGGCGATTAGTAAGGTCGATTTCGGTATCCCGGAATACGGCGGTTTACGCACGGCGGAACAGCAGCGGACCCTATTTAACGACGGCAAAAGCAAGGCCGACGGCGTCCGTAACAAGTCGTACCACCAAACCGGGCGCGCCCTGGACGTATACGCGTTCGTCGACGGTCGGGCGTCCTGGGACGAACACCACCTCGCAATGGTCGCGGCGGCCATGCTGCAAGCGGCCAGCCATTGCGGCGTCGCGCTCGAATGGGGCGGCCTTTGGCGGTCCTTTATCGATATGCCGCATTTTCAAATCCGGGAATAAAAAAGCCCAGGCGCGAAGCCTGGGCAATTAGACCTTTAGGAGTTAGCGGCGCCGGGGAGGTCAAACGCCGCACGATCAGCATACCAAACCAGGCGCGCAGCGCGAACCCTATTTTTTCTCTGGTGGCGTTTTAAGGCGGTTATTCGCGACCAGGGGAATTTGCCCGGCGTCGAGTTCCCAGGGCCAGGTGCGCGAACAATCGGCACAAATCCGTTTGTTTTGACTCGACAGCCCAATAAGCGGGCCACCGCAGGCCGGGCAGGTTTTGCGTAAATCCTTATTCACCAGCCCAGGCCCAGGTTAGCGACCAAACGCCGTCGCGGCGTACGGCGATAATATTCGTTACCTGGCGTTCGAACCCGGCGACGTACTGGATAAGCGCGGAAAAGTCGCGACCCTGTTTAACGTGCTTTTGCATGATAACCCCCTTTAACCGACAAAAAGCGGCAGAAAAACAAACAGGCCGATGCCCAGGATAAACAGGGAAACGGCGCCCAAAATATCGCCGACGATCGATTCGTCCAGGCGGCGCAAGTATTCGATAACGTTTTGCATAATAAACCCCTCGGGTTGTTGTTGTGGATAACTTTACATTATCCGCAAATTTACACGAGGCGCAACACTTTTTTACCTTGCGAGGTAATTATTTACCTGGTCGATCGCGTCGTCGCACCCTTTGCATACCAGGACGGTATGGCCCAGGCCCTCGAGGTACTCGATCCAGCCCTTTTGATGGTCCGATAATTTCCCGCCCTTTTGCCGTTTCATTTCGACCCACAGCGACCAGGCGGGGACGTACAGGTCCGGGACGCCTGGCAGCACGCCCTCGAGCTTTAACTGCATGGCGGTTGCTTTTGACCTGGCGCCACCATTAGGGATCGCAAATATGCGAACCCCTCGGTATTGCTGGCGGAACCAAACGACGAAATTACGTTGCTCGATATGCTCGGTTGGTATTGTGCTCAAAACGGTACCTCGTCGCTAAAATCCGGGCATTCGGCAGAGCCATACGATACGAAATCGTCGGGCGGCCGAACCCCGGCCAGGTTACAAATTCCGTCGTGCGAATAATGCTCGCAGGTATGGCAGCACTTAGGCACGGCGTTAGTTAGTAGGCGGATTTCCCGCCAAACCCGTAAAAACTCGGGTTCCGGTGGTCGTTTGTTATCAGTCATTAAACACCCTTTCTTTTATATCGAAAAACTTTCCGTTTTTCGCGTACTTGATTAAACCAGGCGGTGGCAATCGCCCCATAAGGTGCGCGATATCCGAAAGGCACGAACACGTTTGGATTTCACGCTTTGCCGCCAGGTCGTCGTTTGTCAGTTCGAACAGCGTACGGCGTGCACGCTGCCCGGCGTACCCGTCGTGCATTACGGTAACGTATTCCTTTACCGGTGGATCGGATAAGGCGCCGTAATACGTAACGACCAGCATTTCGATACCGGTTTTTCGGCTTTCCTGGGTCGTCCATTTCCAGGACGTAACCTCGAGGTCGTCCAGGCCGCCCCCCATAATATCGACGTCGTGCAGTTCGTAACGTTTCTCGGGCGCTGGAAATTCGTACCCGCACGCCTCGCACGCCCTGGCTGATAGGTGGACGATTTCGTCGCAGTTGGGGCAGAGCTTTACCGGCGCCTCGCCGGTGCCCTTGCTGCCCTGGCGCGGCGGTCGTACGGCCGTAATCGGTCCGTGCGTTTGTACGCACCCGGCGAAATCTAATACTAGGCAATGGTCAGCCTTAGACTTTAGTCGCATTCCTCGGCCTACCATTTGAACGTATAGCGTCGGCGATAGCGTCGGGCGCAGCATAGCGATAAGGTCGATATCCGGGTAATCGAACCCCGTCGTAAGCACGTTCGCGTTTGTCAGGGCGCGAATACGCCCGGCCTTATACTCGGCCAGGATACGGTCGCGTTCGGCCGTGGGGGTGTCGCCAGTCACGCAGGCGGCGGTTATTCCGTACTCGGTCAGCAAGTCGGCGATCGATTCGGCGTGCTTTACCCCGGTGCAGAAAAACAGCCAGGCGCGACGGTTGCCCGCCAGCTTGATAACCTCGCGGACGACCTGGTCGTTTTGCATCGGCGTATTAACGGCAGCCTGCAATTCCTTTTCGATGTATTCGCCCCCGCGTTTGTGTACGCCGTCGGTTTCGAGTTTTAGGTCGGTAACCTTTGACCGGACCGGCGCCAGGTAACCCCGGTGGACCAGTTCCTCGACCGTTACCGGTTCGATCAGGTCGTCGAATAGGGCGTCGCCGTCGGTAATGTAACCATGCCCCAGGCGGTACGGCGTGGCCGTTAACCCGATAACGCGCAGCGCCGGGTTTATCGCCTCGAGGTCGCCGATCAGTTTACGGTAACCGCCCTCGTCGCGGTGGTTGATTAGGTGGCATTCGTCGACGATAACCAGGTCGACGTGGCCCAGCTTTTCGGCCTTGTTGCGTACCGACTGGATACCGGCAAACGTGATCGGTTCGCCCAGGTCACGCTTTCGCAGCCCGGCCGAGTAAATACCCAGGGGCGCGCCTGGCCAATGCTGGCGCATTTTCTCGGCGTTTTGTTCGATCAGTTCCCGGACGTGCGTTAACATAAGGACCCGCGTTTCGGGCCAGCTTTGCAGCGCGTCCTTACATAGCGCGGCGACGACGTGCGATTTACCGGCACCGGTGGGCAGCACCAGGCACGGGTGGCCCTGGTCGTTACCCCGGAACCATTCGTAAAGGTGGTCGATTGCCCGTTGTTGATAATCCCGCAGCATACGCCACTACCTCACAATTTTTGCGCCTGGAAAATGCTTTTTAACCTCGTGCACAAATTCGTCGTCGAGCGAGCATATTTTCGGGTTGGCGATAATTTCGGTCGAGCAGTAACCGCCCTCGCCGTTTATTACCGGCTTGCCCTCGATGATATACACGGGTTCCCATTCGGTGCTGGCGTCCTGGTCCATTTCCCAGGGCACCAGGTCCGGGTGCAGCGCGTGGTTATCGCAGCCCGTACGCTGGAATTCGACCGGGATACCGTCGGCCTGGTGGCGTTCACAGCGCCAGGTCGAGTCGCTGCACGGCGTCGAATGCGCGCAGGTGCGACAATTTACCGCAGGCAGCGCGCCCTTATGGCAAAATTCGTGGTAATTGCACATTCGGCACTGGTACCAGGTCGGGTCGTTCGATATCGGCGGCGGTGGTGCAGGTTCGGCGACGATCCGGTGCCCTCGATCGACGTATGCCTGGGCGCGTTCCTTGTCGAGTTTGACCCGCTCGAAATAATACCGGTCGTCGTCCTTACATACGGCGACGTACAAAGCCCGGTCGATTTCCGACCCCAGCATATAAACCTGGCACTGGGCGAAATGTTGCGGCTTGGATTTCTCGAGGCCGTTTTTTTCCAGGTCGTCGAACGACTTTTTACCGTGGGTTTTGAATTCCAGGACGTGGCGCGATTTCGGGGCCTCGGGTACGCCGGAATTCGCGATCCCGTCCATACTACCCGATACGTGATTACCAAAGTCGACCCGGTCCTGGGCGCCCCCGGTGGTTTTGACGTCGACGCCGATTGCCCGCAGGTCGGAAATAATAATCCGTTCCTCGTTTTGCCCTCGGCGGAAAAGGCGCAGGATACGCCCAGGGAACCGCTCAGGGCGCGCCCAGCGAAAAGATAACCAAAGGTACCGGTCGCAATGATGGCCGAGCAGGGACGCGCCCAGGTGCGGCCGTGGGTCGTCCTGGTGGGCCTCGTGGTGCTGGTCGATCAGCGTCGCGGTGCTTACGGTTGGTTCGGGAATAATTGCCATTTCGTTACCTCAAATAAAAAGGGGCGCCGTAGCGCCCCAGGGTTTTACTTTTGCCAGGGCGCCTTGCTACCGCTCGAGGCCGGTTGCGACCCGCCGGACTGTGCCGACGGTTGCGGCGCAGCGGACCCGGCGATCGCCTTGTACCCTTTAACGTCGTTCGAATCGCCGTATTCCTCGGACTTGCGGATCGCGAGCTTAATTTCCAGTTCGCCACCGATTAGCTGGTCGGTGTCGCGGACCTTGGCGAGGCCGATTGCCCCCATAAGTTCGGCGAGTTGCTGGCGCCCGATTTCCTCGGCTTTCGGGTTCGGGTTTTTAATGTTCAGGTTGCCCCAAACGACCCGGCCCTCGTGCGTCGGCCCGGTAATGTCGTACCGTACGGCGATATACTGGCCGTTACCGGCTTTGGTATCGCGCAGGTCGGCGTCGTTAATTTTTGCGCGGTACCAGCCCGCCGGTAATGGGTCGTATTGCCCGCCGGTGGTTTCTACGGTTGACGCGTCGAATTCCTCGTTAAGAAATGCCATTTTTGTTACCTCGCTTTGGTTTCGGTTGTGATATTAAAACTCGGGCGGCCCTCGCTGGTGGTGATCGCGTCGAGTAAGGGGTCCGTAATGGACGGGTCGGCAGCTTTCCAGGCGGCCAGGTTTAGGTCGGGTTTCCAGCGAAACAGCGTTCCCAGGTGATCGGTAAGGCCGTGCTCGGCCGCCAAATCCTGCAATAGGTCGCCGTCGATCCGACGGTTAAGTCGCGTCGTAACCTTGATCGTTACGCCGTCGAGCTTGGTTGTGGCCGATCCGTCCGGCTTGGAATTTACCAGGCCGATAAGTCGGTCCTCGATTTCGCGCCGGGCCTCGGTTGCCTGGCGTTCGGTTTCCTTTAGGGCCAGCCAGTCGCCGACCATTGCGTTAAGTTCGTCGTTCATTTTGCACCCCCTGCAATTTTATTGATGATTTCGCCCAGGTCGGGAGCCTCCCAGGTGTCGAGCTTGCCCGAGCGATCCTTTGCCAGCCAAAGGCCGTCGGAATCGCACATAAGCGCGCGCTGGGTAACGCCGTCGGCGTCCTTTTCAACACGCAAGGCCAGGACCTCGTCGAAAAAGTACGGCAATTGCTGCCCGGTTTTATTGCCCGGCATACTGGGCGAATACAGCACGCGCCCCATTTCATCCTGGGTTTTCTCGAGCTTGGCCGACATATACACATTACGGCCCGGCAAATCACGAAACGCCCGGATAATATCGGCCATTTGTTCCTGCATGGCGCCGTAAGCCTGGCGTGGGTCCTTGGCGACCTTTTTTTCGTGGTTAAGGCAAACCTCGGCGATTTCCGATATCGAATCCAGGGCGACCGATTTATACGGTTTCGCCTCGTCCGATTCGGTTAACCAGGTATAAGCCTCTTTTAACGTCGCCATATTCGTAACCTCGATATAAGGCACGTCGGCGTCGTGCAGGGACAAAAGCCCGCCCTCGGCAGATAGGACGATCGGGTCCGGCAAAGTCGCCACCAGGGACGTTTTACCGGCGCCAGCCTGGCCGTACACCAGGACCTTTACACCATTGGCAGCAAACCCGCCGGTGCGTTTCAGTTGAATAGCCATAAAGTTTCCTTTTGCGTTTACACCCGGTCGGCCAATTCCGTTCGGGATGGTTGACACGATACACCCGGCGCGGTTAACCTGTCAACAGTTCAATGTCGAAAAACTAACACGAGGTAAAAAACCAATGGCAATCGCAGCACTCGAGGAAATCCGGGAACGCTTGCACGACCGCAAGCTAACCGTCGTCGCGCAGCATACCGGCCTGCACTACAACACCATTTATCGAATCGCCAACGGCACGAGTAAGGACCCGGCTTATAGCGTCGTAAAACGCTTGTCGGAATACTTGGACCAGGAAGGGGGCGACCGTGGCAGACATAACGCAAATATTTAACGGCGGGTTTACAAAGCCCGTCGAGGTGGCCCCAGCGCCACCCGAGGACCAGGTCCGATCGCAAATGATCGAATTCGGCCTCGAGGCACCCGACCAAATAATAATCGACGGCAATATTCACCGGTTCCGGGCCGGGACCAAAGGACGCGGCGGGAACGGCGATAAAACCGGGTGGTATATCATTTTTCCCGATGGCGTACCCGCCGGGCGGTTTGGTTGCTGGCGCGCCGGGATCGAGGCCACGTTTAAGGCCGACGTCGGGCGCAAGCTAACCCAGGCCGAGGAAATGGCGCACGCGCGCCGTATGAACGAAGCAAAGCAGCGCCGGGACGAGGAACGGGCACGAAAGCAGGAAATCGTCGCGGACACGGTCGGCACGATATGGTCGGACTGCACGGCGGCCCAGGATTCGCACCCGTACCTGGCGAAAAAAGGCGTTAAGGCGCACGGCACCAGGGTAACCGGCGACGGTCGCCTAGTGGTACCATTGTTTGACGACCGGGGCGAAATTACGTCGCTGCAATATATCGACGCCAACGGCGGCAAGCTATACCACAGCGGCGGCAAAACCGGCGGGGCATACTGGCAGGTCGGCACCCTGGACGACGACGGCGTAATTTATATCGCCGAGGGATTCGCCACAGCGGCGACGATTTACCAGGAAACCGGGCGGCCTTGCGTGATCGCTTTTAGCGCCTCGAACCTGGTACCGGTTGCTGGGTCGCTGCGCGATCGATACGGCGCCCAGCAGTCGATCGTTATTATCGCAGATAACGACCAAAGCGGCACCGGGCAAAAGTACGCGGACCAGGCCAGCGCAAAACATGGCGCCCGCGTCGCAATTCCGCCAATATCGGGCGATGCGAACGATTACGTACAGGCCGGGCACGACCTGGTCGAGCTTTTGACCCCTAAAACGTCGGACTGGTTGATCCAGGCGGACGAATTCAGCGCCAAACCGGCGCCGTTATCCTGGGCACTTAAACGCTGGTTACCCTCGAACGGCTTGGTAATGATGCACGGCCCCAGCGGCGGCGGTAAAACGTTCGTCGTACTCGACTGGTGCCTGGCGATCGCTGGCGGCCTCGAGGAACGCATGGGGCACAAAGTTAACCAGGGAACCGTCGTTTACCTGGCGGGCGAGGGCCACCACGGACTGCGCGGTCGTATCGCCGTATGGAAACAGGAAAACAAAGTCGGCAGCCTGGATATGTACCTTTCGCGCGACGGGTGCGACCTAAACACGGCCGAGGGATACCAGCGCGTCGTCGATAACATACGAGGCACCGGGAAAACCCCGTCGCTAATCGTCGTCGATACCTTGCACCGATTCCTGCAAGGCGACGAGAACAGCGCCCAGGATACAAAAACAATGCTCGACGCGTGCGGCGGCCTTATAACCGAGTTCGGTTGCGCGGTTATCCTGGTACACCATACCGGCGTAAATTCCGAGGCGCAGCACCGGGCCAGGGGTTCGAGCGCCTGGCGTGGCGCCCTGGATATCGAAATATCGATCGTACCGGCGTCGGAACACGGCGACCCGATGGAAATAATACAGCGCAAAAGCAAGGACGCCGAAATCGCCGAAACGATGTATTGCCGCCTGGATAGCGTAGCAATCCGGGGGTGGTACGACGAGGATAACGAACCCGTTACCTCAGCCGTCGTTCGCCAGGTTGACGCCACCGAGAAACGCGAAAAGGCCAAAGCCCCGTCGCAGCTTGATAAGCACCGAAAACTAATCGAGCGCGCGTTTTGGCACGGTGGCGCCGAGGTCCGCGAGGATTCGCCATATATTAGCCGGTCGGCGTTTAAGGATATGCTCGAAAACGACGGGATCGCAGCGAGCAGCGTTAAAAATTACGTAAAGGCCAGTTACCAAAATGGCCCGGTCGCGAATTTACTTAATTCGGAAATTATCGCCACGTACGAGCACGGTTGGATCGTTACCGACCTGGTTATGGCGTCGGCGCTATTGATGGCGAAAGGGGGCAAGTAATGGCAAAAACCCAATATTGCGACGAATGCAAATACAAACGCGACCTAATACCGCTATCTCGGTCTGATCTGTTATGCGAAAAAGGGCACCGACCACGGTTTTACAAGCCAAAGAATTTACACCAGGTCGTTTTCGGCAGTTCCTGGGGATATAAACGCCGGTGCGACGATTTCGTCCTGGGCGACCATGTACACGTTATCGACGTGGGGGTGCTAAATGCCAAAGGCTAAAAAGCGAAACAAGCAATACGACCCATTAAAGGCAGCGGGCCGGGTTTCCGATTATTTACTGCGCGGGCACGCCGTCGTTTACCTAGCAAGCCTGGACCGCGTCGCCCTAATGGACTGCAAAAAGCGCCAGCAGGTAATACCCTCGAGCGCCACCGCCAGGGCAATAACCGATATCCCGCACCGGTGGGCGATTACCTGCGCGGTGCTATGCCGGGACCAGCTAGGCAAGGAATACCTGGTAACGCAGCAGGTCGCGTGCAAGGATCGTTATTACCATGCCGACCTTATCGATATGCTAAACGAGCAGCACCAGGCGCTAATTAAATCGTGCAATTCCTTGCACGCAATAAATTACGGCTGGATGGCCACCGTAAACGACGAGGAAATCGACCTTAAAACCCAGGAATCGATTTACCGTATGCTCGAGGGATTCGAAACACTTACAAAAAGGGAAGCCATAGCGGAGGGAATAATCGACCAATGAAAACAAAACAACGTTTTATCGACCATATCGAAATACGCAATAACGACGCCGTAATCGTCCTGGACGACGGTTCGACCCTGGGCGGTTTAATTACCGTCGGCGCGTCCGCCAGCGTACAGCAAATTTCGGTCGCCTATATTACGGCGTATATTATGAACAAGGATACGATCCTACCCGACCAGGACGATACCAAACATTAAGCGAGGCACAAAATGGCAGAACGTAAACAAATCGTACGAGTAACCAGGACCCCAGGCGGGGCGCGCGTTATCCTGGCGGACGGATCGGTATTCGATGCCGCCACCAAACAAAACGACCCCCAGGACCTCGAGAACCTTATCGAAAACCTGGATGCGACCCGCATTAAATTAAAACCGGGGGCAATGCTTAAATGATAGGGATTGTTTCCGCCCTGGGTTTCGTCGCAGTAATTGCGATCGCAGCCTGGGCAATGCTTAATGACGACGAGGACCTGGGATAATGAATACACGCGAGAAAATACTTACCGGCCTGGCCCTGGCGTTTATCCTGGGCGCCTTTGGCGTCGTCGGCGAGGCCGACTACCAGGAAGCCATACGCCAGGAACAGGAATACCAGCGCATGGTATGCAGCGGCGCATGGCCCAATTACAAACAAATCGACGTAAATTGCGAGGATAAATAAAATGCCAATACCACCCATTACAGAAACAATCGAAAAGGTTATCGACTGGCACGACGCCCGAAACCTTATCCTGGGTTCGACCGATAAAGACCAATACCTTAAACTGGTGTCGGAGGTCGGCGAGCTTGGCGATAATATCGCCAAAGGTAACGACGTCGAGGACGATATCGGCGATATCCTGGTCGTGCTAATCAATATCGCGCACCGGAATAATACCTCGCTCGAGGATTGCCTGGCCGTCGCGTACGACGACATAAAGGACCGAAAGGGCCGCATGGTCGACGGCGTATTCGTTAAGGACCTGGGCCAATGATAGGGGTACAAGAGGGTACAAATTGTACCTTTTTGTACTTGTACCAAAATCGACCAATTTTTGTGCAAAATGGGTACAAAAAGGTACAACACCCCTTTAGGGGTTGTACCCTTGTACCCTTGTACAAGTAGCGCAAACTTGTACTCGAGAGGATTACGGATAAAATGAACCTGGCAGTTGATATTTTAGCGGACGCAGCGGGCCACCTCGGCGACCGTGCGAAAACATACGACGCACCCGGCGGCGAACGATCGATGCAGAAAACCGTCGACGCGTTCCGGTGCATTACCGGCGTGGATATGACCACCGAGCAAGGTTGGTTATTTATGGCGGTGCTTAAAGCAGTACGAACGCAGCAAGGCGCGTTTAAAATTGACAATTACGAGGACGGCGCGGCGTACTTCGCCCTGGCAGGCGAACAGGCAAAAGCGGACCGAGGTTAACCGATGGCGGAAAAGAAAGCGGCACCGAAACGGCGAGGACGACCACCAGGGAAAAAACCCCCTGCGCTAACGCACGCCCAAACGATGGACGCGATTATCGAATGGCTTTCCGAGGGTAAAACCCTGCGCGAATATTGCAGGCAGCCAGGAAAACCAGCATTCCGTACCGTTTATGACTGGTGTGATGCCGACGAAAATTTCGCTGCACGCTTCGCGCGCGCGCGAGAAATCGGCCAGGACATGATCGCCGAGGAAACGATCGAAATTATCGATACCGAACCCGAGTACGCCGAATCCTGGTCCGAGGGCGGCGGATCGAAACGTCGCGACGCGGCGTTTGTGCAATGGCAAAAGAACCGGGCCGAGCAGCGCCTTAAACTATTGGCGAAATGGAATCCAAAACGATACGGCGACAAAGTCGGCGAGGGGCCGACCGATAATCGACCAATCAATATTGAGATAATTAAACCCGATGGCGCAGATTAAACCGACCTTACCGCAATACCAGTATATGACCAGCGAGGCCAGGTTCCCGGCGTTCGTCGCTGGGTTCGGGTCCGGTAAAACCGAGGCGTCGGTCCTGCGCGCAATTTACGGCATGATTAAAAACCCAGGCACGAACCGGGGATATTACGAACCGACGTACGACCTTATTCGTATGATCGCCTGGCCCAGGTTCGAGGAAATACTTACCCGCCTAGAAATCCCGTACAAGCTATACAAAACCCCGTTAAATCAAATTACGCTCGAGGGCCTGGGAACGGTATTCTTTCGATCGATGGATAACCCGCAGCGTATTATCGGTTACGAGCACGCCGACGCGGATATCGACGAATTGGATACGCTCAAACGCGACGATGCCGAACACGCATGGCGCCAGATAATGGCCAGGAACAGGCAGCACAAACCGAACGGCGCACCGAATACCATTGGCGTAACGACCACCCCCGAGGGATTCCGGTTTGTATATGAGGCCTGGAAAAAGGAACCTCGAGCCGGGTACGAAATAATTAAGGCCTCGACCTTTAGTAACCCGCACTTGCCCGACGGCTATATCGAGGCAATCCAGGACCTTTACCCCGACCACTTATTGGCGGCCTACCTTAACGGCGATTTTGTAAACCTAACCTCGGGCACCGTATACGCGTCGTACGATCGCGCCAGGTGCAACAGCGACGAAACGATCCAGGAACGCGAGGACCTGTTTATCGGGTGCGACTTTAACGTTACGCAGCAGGCGGCCACGGTTTACGTTAAACGCCCTGGCGTCGAGGGGCCGTCTTGGCACGCGGTCGACGAGCTTACCCGAATGTACGATACGCCAGAAATGATCGAGGTTATTAAATCCAGGTACCCAGGGCACAAGGTTTACATTTACCCGGATGCCAGCGGCGGGGCCAGGAAAACGGTTAACGCGTCGGTATCGGATATCGCCTTATTGCAACAGGCAGGGTTTTACGTCCGCGTAAAATCCAAAAACCCGGCGGTTAAGGACCGGGTCCTCGCAATGAATAGCGCCCTCGATCGTAACCTGGTAAAGGTTAACGCGAAACGATGCCCGAACGTGGCCGAATGCCTGGAACAGCAGGTATACAAAAACGGCGAGCCGGACAAATCGAGCGGGAACGACCACCAAAACGACGCCACGACGTACCCGATAGCGTACGAAATGCCGATCGTTAAACCGGTGGCCTCGGTCGAGTTCGCTTTTGCGATTTAATTTACGGTGCTAATATGGCCCAAACGATAGGATTAACATTATGCCGGTAAGTACAAAACACCCACAATACGAGCTTTATTCCGGCGTATGGGAAAAGACCCGCGACGCCGTTCGCGGTTCGGTCGCAGTTAAGGAAAAGCGAGCGAAATATTTACCCGTACCCGATGCCGAGTCGAACGCCCAGGGCGTCGATTCCGTGCGATATAAGCAATATTTGAAACGCGCAGTATTCACCAATTACACCGGGCGAACGAAAAACGCCCTGGTCGGTGCTGCATTCCGAAAGGCGCCTATCCTGGAAATGCCCGACGGCCTGGAATACCTGGTCGACGATGCCACCGGCGACGGCTTGAGCCTGGAACAAATGGCAAAGGACGAGCTTTCGAACCTGCTAGAAACCGGGCGATCGTTATTCCTGGTCGATTACCCCCAGGCCGACGACGGCCTATCGGCCGAGGACGTCGCACGCCTGGACCTGCGCGCCTCGATCGTTCCGTACCCTGCCGAATCCGTGATTAACTGGAAAACCGAGGTTATCGCCGGGCGGCGATTGCTTACCCTGGTGGTACTGGCCGAACCCTACCTCGAGGCCAGCGACGAATTTACGCACGAATCGAAAACGCAATACCGCGTTTTGCGCCTGGGCGACGAGGGTTACAGCCAGCAAATTTACCGCGACGACGAGCCATACGGCGAGGAATTTTTCCCGCGTCGTTCGGATGGTTCGACCTGGGACTTTATCCCGGTAACGTTCGTCGGCAGCAAAAACAACGATCCGACGGTCGACGACGCGCCCCTGGCGGATATCGCCGACGTAAATATCGCGCATTATCGAAATTCGGCCGATTACGAGGAAAGTTGTTTTATTACCGGGCAGCCGACCCTATTTATTACGACCTCGCTTGATGGCGAACAATGGAAAGCCCTTAACCCGGAAGGTATCAAAATCGGGTCGCGTGCTGGCCACGTCCTGGGCGAAACCGGGTCCGCGTCGCTATTGCAGCCAAACGCTAACCAGTTGGTGCTCGAGGCAATGAAAGCAAAAGAGCAGCAAATGGTCGCAATCGGCGCCAGGATTATTACCGACCGAGGCGGAAACGAAACAGCCGAGGGCGCACGTATCCGGTTCGCGTCGGAAAACTCGGTCCTGGGCGATATCGTCGGGAACCTATCCGAGGCGATACAGGATTGCATTTACTGGTGCGGCGAGTTTATGGGCGCAAACGTCGAGGACGTATCGTTCGAAATTAACCGCGAGTTTTACGACAAGTCGGTCGACCCGCAGCTAATTATGAGCCTGGTTACCTTGCTCGATCGCCAAATCGTAAGCGACCAGGATATTTTCGACCGGTTAAAAGCGGGCGGTATAATCGACGGGTCGCGAACCCTCGAGGACGTGCGCGAGGAAATCGGCGAGCTTTCGCCCCTGGCGTAACGAGGTGCAGCATGGCAAAACGTATCGATAAGTCGAAAATGAAATGCAACACCCCGAAGCGGACCCCGAACCACCCGACAAAATCCCACGTCGTAAAGGCGTGCGAGGGCGGCAAGAAAAAAATTATCCGGTTCGGGCAGCAAGGCGTATCGGGATCGCCCCCACGTAAAGGCGAGAGCAAAGCCGATGCAGCCAGGCGCGCGTCGTTTAAGGCCAGGCACGCAAAGAATATCGCAAAGGGTAAAATGTCGGCGGCCTACTGGGCCGACCGCGAAAAATGGTAAGGGGGTTCCGATGCCAGTTACCAAAGTAAAAGGCGGCTATCGATGGGGTTCGAAAGGTAAGGTTTACCCGACCAAAGCCCAGGCAGAAAAGCAGGGCCAGGCAGCGCACGCAGCCGGGTACAAGAAAAAGGCCAAAAAGGGCAGTAAATGAGCGCAAACGACAAACTCGAGGACGGGTTTACCCGGCACCAGGTATTCGTGCAGCGGTACGCAAAAGGCCGCGAGCGCGAGGCCGAGCGTTATATTAAGCGCCTGGTTACCGGCGTGGTCGATAACCTGGGCCGCGAGGACCTTACCGCGTATTCGCGTGCGCGCCTCGAGCGATTACTGGCCGACTTAAACCTTTACATGGCCGAGCTAGGCACCGAGTACAGCGACCAGGTACTCGAGGAAATGGCACGTTTCGCCGAATACGAGGCCGAGTTTAATTTCGACCTGCTAGGGCAAAACGTCGTCGCCGACCTGGCGCTGCCGACGCCTGGGCAAATCCAGGCAGCCATATTTACGGACGTAATGAACCTCGAGCCGACGAAAGGGTACACGATCCGCGATGCGCTTTCGGAATTCAACACCAGGAAACAAAACCAAATCGTGCAGCAAATCCGGGACGGCGTGGTCCTGGGCCAAACTATCGACCAGGTCGCGTCGAATATTACAAGCCTGGCACCGGTACAAAGGCGCCAGGCGGCGACGCTGGCCCGAACGATAACGAACCGGGTATCGGTTAAGGCGCGCGAAACGACCATGCGCGAAAACGACGACGTGGTCGAGGCGTACAAATGGGTCGCGACCCTCGATTCGCGTACCAGCCTAGTATGCGCTGGCCGCGATGGCCAGGTTTACAAGGATATCGACAAAAACCCGAAACCCCCGGCGCATTTTAACTGCCGTTCGACCATTACGTACGTGGTCGACCCTAAATACGACTTGGGCGCAGCGATCGAGGGCGAGCGCCCGGCGATCGGGCCGAACGGCGAGGTTACCCAGGTAAGCGATAAAACAACGTACGAACGATGGTTACGGCGCCAGCCCCAGGCATTCCAGGACGAAATACTCGGCCCTGGCAGGGCGGCGTTATTCCGTAAGGGCACGCTGCCCCTGGATCGGTTCGTCGACGAAAACGGGCGCGAGCTTACCCTGGCGGAGCTGCGCGACCTCGATCGACAAATGGAAGGCACCGGGACAGCACCGACGCCCGAGCAGGAACCACCGGCGCCACCCGAGCCACCCAGGCCGACGTTTACGTTTACCCCGGTCGAGCAAATCCAGTTCAAGTCGCCCGCAGCGGCCCGTAAGGAAATCGCCCGGCGATTTAAGATTGCCGAAACCGACGACCGATACGAGGCCGGTAAATTCCGGTTCCGTGGCCGACCACAGGATTACAGTAAACGCGATTCGGCCCTTAAAAATATGCCGCCCGAGGTGGCCCAGGGATACGCAGCGGTACAGCCCGAGCTTGACGAGTTGGCCCAGGTATTCAATATCCCGCCCTTGCGCGGCATGGCCAGGATTCGCGCCAATTCGCGAGCCGGGGCCGATATGGGCGACGGTATAATGGGCATTAACGGCGGGTATCAGCAAAAGCAGTTAAAAAATATCGATCGATCGACGGTTCGAGGCGGCGAATTAAACGCCTGGTCGAGTAATTTCGACGACGCTACCTGGTCGGAGGTTCGGAAATCCCGATCCTGGACGGCGGATTCGTATTTCGACAATCGGTTCGACGGGTTCCGGTCGACCCTTTACCACGAGTTCGGGCACCACGTACACCAAATGTACGGCGTTAAACCTGGCGAATACTTATCCAAAGGGTACCGATGGAAACCCCAGGTCGAGGAACGCCTGGCGGCGATCCGTAACCGAAAAGGGCCGACCTTTTACAGCGACACGAACGAGCGAGAATGGTTCGCCGAAAATTTCGCCCTGTATTTTATGGATAAAAAAGACAAAACCGACCCGTTATTCCGTGAGCTAATCGAGGACCTAATAAATGCAGCTAACCGAACGTGAAATCGAAATAGTCGACCAAATATCGGCGATAACCAGTAAGCAAAGCGTAGGCCCCGAGGATATAAACGAGGCCAAACGTTTAATAAATACACTACCGGACGAAATCGCCCGGATGTATGACGAGGCGTTTTTTTTGATTGATGATGATAAAACGCAGTAATATGACCAAACCGGGGCGGTGCCCCAAATGCTAAAACCGGAGGCTATAGCATGAGCGATGAAATTTTCGAAGGCGTCGAAATCGACGACGAGGTAAAAACCAAGTTGGCCGAGCGTGTAAGCGCAACGCTGCAAGCCAAACTCGACGAGGAAACAAAAGGCCTTAAATCAAAGGTCGACGAATTACTCGGCGAGAAAAAGGCAGCACAAAAGGCCCGCGAGGCAGCCCAGGCCGAGGCGAAAGCAAAGGCCGAGGAAAAGGCAAAGGCCGAGAACGATTACAAACAATTATTCGAAAGCCAAAAGCAGGAAGCGGACAGCCTGCGCCAGACTATCGAGAAAATGAACGGCGATATTACCCGCGAGAAAATCACGGGCCAAGCTGCAAAATTAGCGTCGAGCTTGACAAAAGACACAGGACGCGCACAATTACTGCAACAACAGATTAGCCAGAGGCTAACATTAGTTGACGGTGAGCTAAGGGTAACCGATGAAAGCGGGCAGTTAACCGTATCCACTTTGGATGATTTAACCGCCTCGATTAAAACGGCGTACCCTTTCCTGGTTGATGGTAACCAGGCCAGCGGTGGCAGTGCCACCAGGTCGCAAGGTAGCGCCGAGCGGTCCCAGCAAGTAACCCGAGCCGAATTTGATGCTATGCCGCAAAGACAACGCGCGGAATATGTCAAATCGGGCGGAAAAGTCGTAAACGACATTTAACTTAATTCAGGAGGCCGACAATGGCTAACGTACTTACAAACCTTGCCGCCGATATTTACAAGGCGGCCGACGTGGTGGGCCGCGAGCTTGTCGGCTTTATTCCCGCTTCAACAATCAACGCCGATGGCAGCGAGCGAGTAGCAAAGGGCGACACAGTTCGCGCGAGCTTTACCCGCGAAGCGTCAGCAGTTGACGTATCCGAGTCCATGACGGTACCGGAAGGCACCGACCAAACGGTCGACAGCAAAACGCTATCGATCAGCAAGTCGCGCGCGGTCCAAATCCCGTACACTGGCGAGGACGTCCGACACCTAAACAACGGTATCGGTTTCGAAACCGTATACGGCGACCAGTTGGTCCAGGCAATGCGTGCCCTTACCAACGAAATCGAGGTCGATATGGCGACCGAGGCGTACAAAAATGCGTCGCGTGCGTTCGGCACGGCCGGTACCACCCCGTTCGGTTCAAACTTTAACGAGGTGGCCGAGTTGCGCCAAATCCTGGTCGACAACGGTATGCCTGCCAATGATGGCCAGGCGTCGCTTATCGTTAACACTTTGGCAGGTACTAACCTGCGCCAGTTGGCCCAGTTGCAGAAAGCAAATGAGGCTGGCGGCGTGGATATGCTGCGCCAAGGTATTTTGCTCGACCTGCAAGGCCTCGGCCTGCGCGAGTCGGCGGGTATCCAGTCGCACACCAAAGGCACCGGGGCGTCGTACCTGGTTAACGATGCAGCGTCGGCGATCGGCGATACTTCTATCGCAGCCGATGGCGGTACCGGTACGATCCTGGCGGGCGACGTAATCACGATTAACGGCGATACTAACAAGTACGTCGTAAACACTGCCCTTGCTGGCGGTGCGTTCGCGATTGGTGCCCCAGGCCTGCGCGCAGCAGCGGCAGACGATGCAGCGATCACGGTTGGCAACAGCTACACCGCGAATATTGCAATGCACCGTCGCGCCCTCGAGCTTGCGATCCGTGCGCCAGCAGTACCCGACGGCGGCGACATTGCCGACGACGCGATGCTGGTACAGGACCCGCACAGCGGCCTAGTATTCGAGGTACGTATGTACAAAGGATACCGCAAGGCAATGATCGAGGTTGCAGTCGCATGGGGCGTTAAGGCTTGGAAACCAAACTTTATCGCTACATTGCTCGGCTAACCGAGAGCAAAGGGGGCCTCGTGCCCCCTTTACTTAATCGGAGGGAATAAAGCATGACAGAACAAAAGAAACCGACGCGACGCGCAGCGCCTAAAAAGGCGGCCGAGGCGGCGGAACCCAAAAAGGTAAGCCTGGTTAAAATGGTACGCGAGGACGGCAAAACGGCCGACGTGCACCCCCAGGAAGTCGAAAATTACCGCACCGGCGGCTATCGCGAGGCGTAAGGTATGGCACTGGTAATCGAGGACGGCACGCGAGTAAGCGGCGCAAATAGTTACGTTACCCTGGCAGAATTTAAGGCCTGGGCGGATTCGCGCGGCATTACGTACGGCACCGACCAGGTTATCGAAACGCAAATCCTGCGCGCAATGGATTATATCGAGGGCCTAAGCTTTATCGGGTTCAGGGAAACCCAAACGCAGCCCTTGCAATGGCCCCGCGTAAACGTCGTTATCGACGGTTTCGGACTCGAGGCCAGCACAATACCGGCCCAGCTAAAAACGGCCGTATACGAGGCAACAAAGGTCGAAATCGACGGCGATTCTAAATTTGCCCCAGTCGATCGCCAGGTAACCAGCGAAACGGTGGACTCGATTTCGATTACGTACAAGGATAACGCGGCAATGCAGCGCGCGACCCCGGCGTTAACGTCGGCCTTGCGTAAACTGGTGCAGTCACCAATGGCGGTAATTCGGGCATGAGTTACGATTATACGGGCATAACGAATTCGGCGACGGACCTTATAACCAGGTTTGGCAAATCGTACACGTTTACCCGTACGGTGAACGGCGGGTATAACCCGGCCACCGGGACAACGTCACCCAGTACAACGACGTTCGAAAAATACGCGTGCGTATTTAATTACACCGACCAGGACCGGGCCGACGGTACGATCCTGGCAAACGATCGGCGTATGTTGGTCGAGTCGGGCGTTTACCAGGTCGGCGACCAGGTGGCGATCGGATCGGACGCATACCAAGTTATCAGCGTAAGCGAAATCGCCCCAAGCGGCGAGGTCGTGGCCGCAAATTTGCAGGTGCGGAAATAATGGCCAAATCATTTACCCAGGCAATCGAAGGTTTCGCAAAATTCCCGGAGCAAGTCGTCCGAGGGACGGTCCTTTCGATGGGTTCGAAAATTATCGAACGATCGCCGGTTGGTAATCCGTCGACCTGGAAAAAGCCCAAAAAGGGATATGTCGGCGGCCGATTCCGTAATAATTGGCAGTTCAGTATTAACAGCCCGGCAGCCGGAACAAACCAGGGCGTGGACCCTAACGGCGCAAAGGCAAACGCCGAATTAAAAAACCTGGCTAATTCGTTCGATATGGGACAAACGTTTTATATGACGAATAACCTACCGTACGCCGTTCGACTCGAATTCGGTTGGTCAAAACAGGCGCCCCAGGGTATGGTTCGAGTTGTGGTCGCACAATACGAGCAGGCGATCCGAGAGGCAGCGGCGAAATTATGACGACGTATTTTAACGATATACAGGCGGCGCTTGATACGCAGCTAAATAGTTTACCGGGCGGTTACGATATCGCCTGGCCAAACGTCGAATATAAACCGACGGCGGGATCGACATTTTTACGCGCGAGCTTTATACCAGGGGAAACAGCCCAGGTATCGCTCGGCGGGTCCGGTAAGGACGAAACAAACGCTATTTACCAGGTCGACGTGGTAACGCCTCGAGGGGCCGGGCGTACGTCGATCGTCGATAATGTCGCGGACCACTTTTCGAGGGGTTCCGTATTGGCATACAATGGTACGAAATTGCGCGTTCGTTCGGTGAGTATCGGGCCAGCAATAAACGACGGGGCCTGGCATTTCGTGCCGGTTTCCATATCGGTACAAACTTACACGGAGGCTAGATAATGGCTATTGCAAACGGTGCACAGCACAGCATGGCGTATATCGCGGAAACCACTTACGGCACGACCCCCGCGACGCCAGCATTTACACCCCTACCCCATACGGGCACGACCCTGGGAATTACAAAGGACGGGATCGAATCCGAGAAACTGCGCGGCGATCGCCAGGTTGAGGATTTCCGCCACGGTAATAAATCAGTCGCGGGCGATGTATCGTCCGAGCTTGAATACGGCGCGTTCGACGATATCCTCGAGGCTATACTTTGCGGTTCCTGGTCGACCGACGTTTTGATGGCAGGCACGACCCGTCGTTCGTTTACCCTCGAGCGCAAGTTCGGCGACCTCGATACGCCAGAATGGCACCGCCATACCGGATGCGAGTTTAATACGATCGCGCTTTCGGTATCGCCTAATTCGATGGTTACCGCGACGTTCGGAGTCGTGGGCAAGGACCTATCGATCGGAACGGCGGCCCTTTCGGGTGCGACGTACGCGGCGGACGTAGGCAACAGCCCGTTCGATTCGTTTACCGGGTCAATTCAGGAAGGCGGCGCCAGCATTGCGACAGTTACCGCCCTGGAATTAAACCTCGAAAACGGTATCGAGCCACTTTTCGCAATCGGCAGCCAGACCACCCAGCGACCCAGTATTGGCAAATCGCGACTAACTGGTACGGTTACGACCTATTTCGAAAACAAAAACCTGTACGAAAAATTCCTAAACGAAACCGAATCGTCGATGGTCCTGGTATTAACAGACCTCGACGGCAATTCGTACACGATCGAGCTGCCACGTTTGAAATATAACAGCGGCCAGCCGGACGTATCGGGCGAGGGAGCTATCACGATTGCAATGGAATTTGTGGGACTGTACGACGCGGCAGAAACGACACAAATTAAAATCACGAGAGCGGCCGCATAATGGATTTTGACAAACTGGCAACAGTTGGCCGTCACGAGGCCGGGGGCGAGTGCAATATTCTCGACCCCGGTACCGGGAAGCCGACCGACGTATTTATTAAAATGCAGGGGTCGGATTCGAAAGCCTGGCGAGCAGCTAAAAAAAACCAAACGGCGAAAATTATTGCAGCGCGAGCAGCAAAAAAGGACCTCGACGGCGATATTAACGACCTGGGAATCGATTTCGACCAAATGGATATCGACGCCCTGGTATCGGTTACGATCGACTGGCGAGGTATTAGCAAGGACGGGAAACCGTACAAATTTTCGGCAGAAAACGCCGAGGTACTTTATTCGCAAGCCCCGACTATTGTTAGGCAGTTGTTAAACTTTATCGGCGACGGCGAAAATTTTACCGGCGGCTAATCGACGAGTTTATACTTTTCGGTCGCTGGTGCTTTTATATGCGATCGAAACCGAAAGGGTCGGAGGTTAGCCGATACGACACGTTAAAACAGGTCGAAAAAAGCACCGGTAAAACACCGGCCGGGTTGTTAAATGGTCCTATATTGCGCCAAGAGCACGGCGACGCCTGGGACGCATTTAACACCCTGGCCGAACACAGTTACCAAGAAATCGACGCATACGGTCGGTTAACTGGTAATTTCTTGAGTGCCTGGGAGGTTGACGCCATAATGACGTTAAGTAGATATATTGGCGAGGACTTATCCCAATGGCCACCGAAGTAGGACAGTTAACCCTTAAAGTCGATACAGGCGACGTCGCACGCGCGACAAAGCAAATCGACGATATGGGCAATTCCGCAAGGGATACCGCCCAGAAAATCGACAAGGTCGGCCCCTCGACCAAAACAGCAGGCGCCGGAACCCGTGGGCTGGGCAACGAGGCCCAGAAAGCAGGCAAGCGAATAAACGATTTCGGCGACGAAATCCAGGATGCCAACGCCAAACTTAAAACGATGCCGACCCAAACAAAGGCGGCAAACGACGCAATGGGTAATTTCGGTCGCAAGGCCGGGATGGCAGGTATTCAGTTCGAGCAGTTGGCGGGCCAGATTGCAATGGGCCAGAACCCAATGCAGGCGATCGGCGTACAGGCGGCCGACCTTGGGTTTATCCTGGGCGTGCCTTTGCTGGGCGCCGTCGTCGGTATCGGGTCGGCTATTGCGTCGGTCCTATTGCCGAACCTGCTAAAAAGCGAGGACGCATCCGAAACCCTATCGAATGCAATGGAGCGACTTTCGGAGGTTATCGAAAGGACCGAAACCGGGTCGTTCCAGCTTACCCAGCGATTCGTTACCCTGGCGGAAAAATCCCGCGAGCTTGCGGCGATCGACCTTGCGATCGGTATCGCCCAGGCGACGATCGCATACGAAACCGCGACCGAGCAGATACGCGGGCAGCTTGAGGGTATTGTCGGCATGATCGGGCCGACCACCGCAGCGTTTGAGGAAATAAACGACGCGATCCGGGAAACCGGCGAGGTGCCCCGCGAGTTGCAGGGGTTCTATAACTGGACCAGAGAAATCGGCGAGGAATTCGGCATTTCACGCGACCAGGCCCTCGACCTGGTACTGGCGTTTAAGCGATTCCAGGACGGCGTTATCCCATTGGCGGATTTACGTACCGAGGTGCTGCGCCTGGCCGAAAATGGCGATATGTCGCGCGACAGTACGCGCCAGCTTGTATCGGCGTTCCTGGATAACGTCGTCGCAGCGGGTAACGCGGAACAAGCCCTCGAGGCATTAAACGCGGTCCTAAATAATACCGATACAGCCCTGCAAACAGCAACGCAGCACGCGGACGGGTTCGCCCAAAGCGTGGCGGGCATGGTTTCGGTGCTCGAGCGACGCGACGCAGCCCTTAAAAATTCCGAGGAAACCCTGGCGGTGCAGGCAGCGGTCGCACGAGGCGCCAGCGAGGCGGAGGTACAGCGTATCCGCGACCTTTACGCGTCGATCGATGCAGAGGAAGCGCGCCAGGAAGCGGCCAGGGAGTCCGCCAGGGAGCAAGAGCGGGCCGCCAGGGAAGCGGAACGCACAGCCGAACGCGAAGCCAGGGCAGCCGAAACAAAGGCCGAGAGGGAAGCCCAGGCGGCCCAAGATTCGATTACCCGCCGAAACCAGGAAGCGCAAAGCGTCGCCGAATCCTTGTTGCGTGAGGAGGAAGCGATCGCGCTATCGTACGAACGTCGGCGCGAGGCGATCCTAGCCTCGACCCAGCTTACCGAGGAACAGAAAAACGAGCTTATCCGGCGTTTAACCGAGGAATCGAACGCGGAATTGCTCGAGCTTAACGCGAGTTACTGGGACCAATGGCTTACCAAACAGCAAGAAAGCATGACCACGTTCGACGACGTGGCAGCGGGCGCCCTTAATACGTTCAAAACGGCGGCCGGGTCGGCGTTCGAAAGTATTATTTTCGACAGCGAAAGCGCCGAGG